GCCGGAGTTATGCACGTGCACGGCGCACTGGGCGGCACCGGTGTCGAGCTTGATGCGTCCGCTGCCGGCGCCCTGACCGCGGCCGATATGCACGCTAGTCGCGCCAATCCGCAGGTACGTCTCGCGATACTCGACGGATCCGCCCGATCGCGTGCGCGGCAAGCCGATCGTGCCGGTGAAGCTCTGATCGATCGACAAACTGGCCAGCGCCACTGCCGATTGATCGAGGCCATACAACACGCTGGCCGACGAGTTTTCCAGCACCACGTCGTCGCCGTTGGCCGGCAGCGCGCCTGTGGACCAGTTCTCGGCGTTCGACCAGAAGGCCGGTCCGGTGGCCGCGGTCGGGGTCGACTGCGTGAAGGTCTCGCTGCCCGAGGGGCTGCCGTCGCCTTCGGTGGTTTCGAGTGTGACGACGAATGGAACGCCAGACTGGCCAGTCAGCGTAAGCGAGCCATCCAAGTTGTCGCTGGCGACGATGCCGGAGAATTCCGGAAACGTGGTCGGCGACAATGCATTCCAGGCGCTGACGATTCGCGCCGCGACTCCGGCGGCCGTGGTCTCTACAGCCACGACATTCAGAGACTTGCTGCCCACGGTGAGTGTAAAGTTCTGATCAGCTTCGATCGTGCCGCCCACGGTGCACACGGTCTGTTGCGCCACGGGCGCTGCGTCGCCTTTCCAAATCACGGTTGCCACGAACGTTCTCCTTTAGATCGGCCAAGGCGTGGGCACGCCGACCAGCGGCGAGCCATCCTCGAATGTGTAAGTCCAACTGACTTTGAATTCCGTGTACGTCGGCTCGCCGGGCGGTCCGGCGCGCTTGGGCAGTTCGTAGCGCATCTGGCGCCGGTCGACGTGCTCGGCGGCCGGCCACAGCGGCGCGGGCGCGGTCGGGTATGAATAGAAGCCGGTCGCCTCGCCGCTTTGCGTGGCTTGATACGTCGTGTACTGCTTGAGCAGTTGCTTGTGGGGCGGTCCGTCGATCGTTTCCAAAAAGACAAACTGCGGTCCGCCCCCCTGCACACTGATCGTCTCGTGCCAGTTGACAATCGTGGCGTTGGGATTGAGCCACTCCGCTTCGAGCGAGATCGTGTAGTTGCGAAAGGTCGAGTACTCGGCCCCTTTGCCTTCCGGAAAACTGGGCGGCCCGGTCACGCGCACGCCACCATTGGTGGCCGAGCTGTCGATGGCGTGGCTGGTAAGCTGGTTGCCGTCGGTATAGAAGGCGACGTCCTGGTTCTGCAACTCGTAGGCCGCACACAGCGCGTTGATGGCCGCCGTCAAGCTCACCTGGTTCGCCGCTTGCAACCGCCCGGAAATCGACCAGCGTTCGCGCGTGCCGCGCATCAGGCCGCCGGGCGTGAAGATCGCATTCTTCGAAATCGACACCGACGCTTCGTTATCGGCGTGCCGATAGTTGCCGTACTTCAAATACATGGTCGTACCAACCCCCGGCTTCAACCCACGTCAATCGAGCCTCGATTCATCCACGCCACACACGGCCGCGCGGGCTACGCCGTGGCGTCGTGCGTCACTTCCAACTCCGCCGTGCCGCCGACCTTGCGAGCCAGCATCTCCAGATTCAAAAACACTTCCTGCCGGCCGGCCACGTTGGGGCTGCGATCGGGCGACTGCAACGTGGCGAAGTTGAAGATCGTTTGATAGCCGGCCGGCGGCGAACCGCCCAGCGCGTTGGTCAAGGTCAGCGCTCCAGCGGCACCCGCCAGCGCCTGCGCATACAAATCGGTATTCGCCGGCGCCCAGGCGTGCATCGTATTGAGTGCGATCGTGCGATCGCCCTCCGGCGCGTTGACGATCGTCACCGAGTTCATGAAGCGATCGGTCACCAGCGCATTGTCGATCGTCAACGAAAACTGGCGCACCTCGCGCGACGTGGCCGCCAGGGTGAGCGCCAGGTCCGAGAAGATATACGGCTGGGTGACGCTGGGCGAGAGCGAGGGAAACGAGCCCGCGGCGCCCACCGTTTCGCTTTGCGCCACGACGTCGAGCGCCAACCGCAACAGACCGCCCTGCGTGCCGCTGAGCACGGCGCGATTCACCTTGCAGCCGGCGTAGGTAAAGACCTTGGCCACGCGGTCGATCGTCATCGTGAAGCTGGGCAGTGTTTCCGCGAGCGGATACGTCGGCGGACTGCCGCTGGGCGTGCCGCCCAGAATGCGCGGCAACCAGATCGCCAGGTCGCCCGCCGTCGGCTCCAGGACGAGCATGCCGCCGACCGTATAGGGTCCCACGCGCGTGTCGTTGGCCACGTGGCTGCGCGTGCCGCGCAGCCCGCTGCGTTCCACGATCACGCCGCGCTTCATGATCGACTCGCTGACAAACACGAACGGTTCGTTCACGGCGCCGGGCGGCGTGCCGTACGTCGATTCGGAAATCGTGGCAAGTTTGGTCTGGTGGCCCATCGAGGCCGTGGTGGATGACATGAATTCTCTCTCCTAGTTAAAACCTCGCGTTTCGCGGCTGGTAAACCGCACCAGCAGCGTCGAGATCATCAGTTGATGTTTCCAGCCGTCTTTCGACAGCTCGTCGGTGGGATCGACCTCGGCGTTGATAATCTGGGGCACGCCGACCAACCGTTGATTGCGAAACGCGCGAGCGATCTGCTCGCGCCAGAGCAACTGCCGGTCGAGGTTCGCTTCCAGTGTCGGCTCCTGGTTGTCGCGGTCGAAGATCGACACCTGCACGTCGTAATGCACGTCGTCGAAGTGATTGGTGCCAACGGTCGGCGGCATGGCGGCACGACGCGGTGAAACGACAATCGCCGGCAGACCGACACCGCTCTCGCCCGTCACGTTGCGCTCCAGCGGAAACTTCTGCACGATCACGCGATCGTGCTGCAATCCGGACAGCGCCAAGGCGCGAATACGCGCCTGCACGGCGTCGAGACAGCGAGCGTGCAACGCCTCGACTCCGTCCGTGACGACGAAGTACGCGACGGTCGAAACCATCGTGATCGCATCGCTCGACGACGCGACGTAGGCGAAGTAATGTCCGGCCGGCAAATCGAGCTGCACGTCGCCATTGCCGCTGCGCGTGCCGGCAGATTGCCACGCGGGAACGGTCGTCTCGCCCGAGAATCGCTGCACGTAGACGGTGTTGATTGCTTCGGTCTCAGATAGCGCGATTGTGGCCGTGGCGCCGGTGTCGTCGCCGTGATCGACAATGGCGAGCACGGGGATGGGCGTGTAGTTGACGATCAGCCGCGGTCGCGCGGCTTCGTTCTCCCAGTCGGAGCCGTAAGCTTCGTAGTAGCGGTCGGTCGAGCCGATCTCGGGACCGAGGATGATCGCGTGCAGCAGGCCGCCGCGATTGGCGAGCGCGTCGATCGCCAGATTCTTAAGCGCCGCAAACACCAGATTCTCGCCAGGACCGGCAAGCGACGTTTCGTCGCCATCCAGCGTGGTGTAGTCGCCGCCCGCCGTGTTCCACGCCTGCGCTCCGTCGTAGGTGTTCCACGTCGCGCCCGACTCGGTCCACGCGGGCTGCGTGAGGCGATACAGATTAAACGTGCCGCCTCCGGACAAAATGCCGTTGGCCGGGTAGAGCGTCAGAGTCGCCGAATGGATCACCGAGCCGGCCGGCACGCCGCTCAAGTCGAAGCGCAGCAGTGGCCGCACATAAGCGATGGACGACTTCGAAAACTTGTCGGTGCCGGCGCGCAGGACGATTTCGGCGTCGAAGTTGATCGTGGCGCCGACGCTGGAGACGTAGGTGTCGACGCCCAACGTGGCGTCCGGTTGCAGGATGAGTTGCGACATCTCTCTTAGCCTCCTAACTCGTCGAGTGCCGCCTGCCTTAGCGCGGGCAGATTGGCCGTGACGCGCAGCCGTTGCGTCGCGCGCTGTTGTGGCTCCTGTCCCTGGACAGCCGGATCGCGCCCGATGGGTTGTGTCTGCACGACGTCCAGCGCGTTCATCCAACCCATCTCGCGCGTCTGTCGCGCGCCGATCTCGCAGGCGCCCTGCGCCAACTCGCGCTCGAGGCCCCAGTCGGCATACGCGATCATCAGCCGGTAGTAGACGTCGGCCGTCTGGGCGGCGATCGCTTCGAGCAACAGCGCGTTGCCGGCCGGTTGCCAGAAGGCAAAGCCCAGCGGCTCTCCCGCATCGGCCGCCAAGACGAACGTGACGCCCGAGGCGACAAGCGCGTCGATGTCCTGCGCCGTAACGGTCGGCGCCTGGCGCCAGCACGATTCTTCGATGCCGGCCATGGTGTTCCACAGCGCGGCAATCGCCGGACTGTCGGAGGAAGTGCAAGGGGTGATCGCAATCATAGCGGTGCCGGCATGAACCGATCGCGCTCGATCGGACCGGAGCCGGCGCTCCTGTCGAACGGATGTTGTGGAACGCTACACTTGCCGCCGCGTGACGGCGCGCCACACGCCCGACAAGGGAGATTTGGTGGCGCTCAAAATGGTCCAATAAGTGCCGCCGGCATCTTCGATCGCGTCGCCGCGGCGCGGCGTCACGCCGTTCAAACTCACCTCGGGCAAGAGCCAACTCAGGTCGTTGGCTTCGAAGCCCACCTGGCGAAACTCGCTTTCGGCCAGCGACAACTGGCCGCGCTTCGCGCCATCGACCGCCACCACGCTCGTGGAGTGCAAGGTGACGGTTTCGATCTGATCGACCAGCAAGCAATCGTCCGCAATGTCGGGCTCGAACGTCATGGCGTGTATCCTTGTGTGGGGAATTCGTATGGCTCGACGGCCGCCATCTGCTCGTTGCACCATTCCACGCGGCGTTGCAGATACTCCAGGTACTGCTGCCACTGGAACGACTGACCGTCGACCGAATAGCTGGGTTTCTTCTCGGCGGACACGACCGCCATTTGCGCCAGCGTGTTGGCTTTGATCGTCGCTAGATCGTCGAGTTCACTCACGGCGAAGTTCCTTTGCGAAAAGTTGGGAATGATCCAGACCGCCCTTGTGCCACTGGCGGCGTATTGCTACCAGTGGCACAAGGTTCGTCGACGACCCGCCCTCGCTAGCCCGTGTTCTTCACCACGAAGCGCGGGTTGAGCACCGCGGCGGCGCCGCGCTCGCTGGCTTTGAAGCGCACTACGATGTCCTGGCTGAAGTCGGCCTCGCTGTTGGCCGCCGACTGCGTGACCGTGATCGGCCAGTTCTCCATGTAGGCGAAGGCCTTCTTGAAGTCGCCCAGGAACCACCACTTCTTGGCGTCGTCGGCCGCGGCGCCCGTAGCCAGCACGCGGCGATAGGCCAGCCGGCTGTCGACCACTTGATAGTTGGCCAGCGGATTGGCGGACAACGTGGTCGTGGTCGAGCTGGCGGCGCTAAAGCGAATCTCCAATGCGTTCAACACGCGATTGGCCGCGTGCCGATAGGCCGGCATCACCAGCACCGTGTTGGCGTTCAAGAGCACTGGCTCGCCCGTGTTCGGATCGAGCATCTCGGCGAACAATTGCTCGGCCGCGTCGACGTTCGTCCAGTCCACCAGGGCATTGGCCGCCTTCACGTTGATCCACGGCGTGGCGGCCTGGTACGTGTTGTACGGCGTGCCGAGCCACTTGTAGTTGTTGGTGGCGCCGATCACCAGATCCAACAGCCGCTTCTCTTTGTTGAGCCCCAACAGTTCGCCCACTTCGGCTGCGCGACTGAGCACCAGGTGCGTGCGATCGAAGAAGATCGCTTCCTTCGTCACCGGCACGATGTAGCCGCGCTTGGTGGTCGAAGGCGTTTCGATGTAGTCCTCGCCGAAGCCCAGGCTCGGATACGGCATGCCCGGATGCACCACGGCGTCTTGCGCCGCCAGTCCGCCCACGCCGGGAATCTTTTCGCCGTCGAGCCGCGTGGGAATCGTCTCCACGAGGTTTGAGATCACGAAGGCTTCTTGGTTATAGGCCTCCATGATCTTGGAGTAGATGAGCTGGCTCGTGATATTGAGAAAGGCCGTGGCGTCGACGCCTTCGCCCGCTTCCAGCAGGTTCACGCCGCCGCCCGAGCGCGGATCGAGCGAGCGCACCCACTCGCTGCCGTCGCGCACCAGCCCCTCGGCCAGTTCGCGCAGACTGAATTGTTCCGGCCGCACAAGGCCCTCTTGCAGCGCTTCGGTAAAGTGCGTGACCGTCGCCTTGGGACCGTCCAATTCGAAGCGACGCCGTAATTCCCTGATTTTGACCACGTGTGTATCTCCTTCGTATTGTTGGATTGAATCGTTGATTGCCGCAGGCCGATCGCTTTACGCCACGGCTTGCGGACCCGCGTGACTGACGGTGCCGACCACGTCGACCATCACGGCCGCGCCAGCCGGATTGACGCGCTTGGCGCAGTAACCGATCGACAGCTCGGGATTGGCCGAATTGACCGCGATCACTTGCTGATTCACAAGCGCGGTGCCGCCGGCGTTGTCGTCGACGCCGATGCGTGCTCCCACTTCGAACGTGGCCGAGGCACAGGCAAACTCGAAAACGCCGGTGGTGGCCACGCGGATATCCTGCGTGTCGCCGGCGCGCGATTGCTGCATCGCCACTCCGGCGAACTTGTCGTGAAACGACTCTTGCGTGGCCGCCAGACTGGCGCCATAGGTCAGGGCGCTAGCCGGCTTGGCCGTGGTGTCGAGATAGATCAAGTCGCCGATCTCGATCACCGTGGCCGACGCCACCGGCAGCACCACGGGGTTCGTTTCTCCATATCTCCAGCGCATCGTATTGGACATTTCGTTCTCTCCCTTGTTACTGGAAAAAGTTTTGGGCAATGTGAAGGCCGCGGCACACTCTGCTCGGCCAGGCGGTTCAGGAAATCGCGCGCACGAAGCTCTTCGCGTCGTACGGACGATCCGGTTCGCCCCGGTACTGCTCGCGCGACGTGGGACGCGCGCCAGCCAGTGGCTCGAGTCGCCGCGCCGCGGCCAGTAGTGCCGCGCGCTCCTCGACCAGCGAGCGCACGGCCTTTTCGTTGGGCGCCGCCAGCAGCGATTGCACGAATTGCTCGCTGACCAGCACCTTGCACGCGCCATCGGCCTCATATGGATCGGGCAGCTTGTATTCGCGCAACAGCCGCGCAATCACCGCGCGGCGCTCGTGCAGCACGTTGGCGGTCCGCAGCCGGTCGAGCTGCGATTCGACGGCCGTCAACAGCGTCTTGAGGTCGGCTTCGATCTGCTCGACCAGGTCGGGCCGCGCGGTCCGCAGTTGTTCAAGCGTCAATCGCTCCAAGCAGGCGGCCAACTCCGGGTCGAGTTGCGTTTGGACCGCTTCACCCGCTTCGCCGGCCTCGTCACCTTCGGCCTCATACAACCCGCGCGTCGTCGCCGGATCGCCACCAGCTCGACGCTTTGCACTTTGAGAATCGCCTCGACCATGGTGCGGCCGCCGGCCTGTGACGTGCGAGCTTCGACGTTGTGCGAAAAGCCCACGTTTTCCGGGGCGTTCGTGGCATCCCACAACAACTGCTCGGCCAGCGCGTGCTTGGGATTGAAGTGCAAATCGCCGAACAGCCCCTGCCCTTCTCGCACCGTCACGTTGCGAATGGCGCCCAGCCGGTCCTGATAGTCGCGCGCCGCCAGCGGGTTGCCCTTGGGATGGTTGACGTTCACTTTGGCGCCTTCGTACAAGCCGGCGGCCTGCGCGAGCGCTTGTGGCAAATAGCGCCGGCCGTTGCGCGACGCCAGCCCGAGCAGCTTGACGCCGCGAATGACGCTGGCGCTCACGTCGACTCGCATGTCGACGCCGCGCGAATTGACGTACTCTTGCAAGCATTGATCCATGATTTGGTGTTCCTCCTTCGACAAAAAAAGGAGGCCCATTCGCCGATCCCGCTGGATCGACAAATGGGCCCCCAATGATACCTGCCGTGGTCGGCAGGCCCCTCGTGATACCCCGAGCGCGCGTCGCACGCGCGATACTATGTGCGAACTACGAACTGACTACTTCTCGACTCGCTCGACCACGCGCGTCACACGAAAGATCGTGCCATCCGTGACGTGCACTTCGACGTTCGCCCGGCCGTGAAAACCTCGCTTCAACACTTCGCCAAGCGCCTCGCGCCATGCTACATCGACGCGATTCTTCCACTGCATATTGGCGTGATCGTGAGTCGTGTCCCTCATGATTTCGATACTAGCGAATCGCGCGGCCGTTTTCAATTTGAGTTTGTGAGCCATTTTCGAAATTCTTTTCCGCGCCGTTTTCGAGTGCGCGCGTGCGCGCCAGATGCTCGCGCAGATTCGTTTGCTCTTGATCGTAGTCCAAGCCGCGGCGCTGGCTCCACGTTTGCGGCGAAAGGATTCCGCACTCCATTTCGATACGCGCGGCTTGCGCTTCGGCCAGCGCGTCGCGCACCGCCAGCGTGGGCGGACCGACTTGTATCTCGACGTCGTCCTCGACGTCCTCAGGCACGATGCCCGCGGCCACGGCGTTCTCCAGCACGCGCCACATGACCTGCAGGTCGTCGCTCACCAGCGCCGCCTGCAACCGCGCGAACATGCGAATCGCCGGGCCTTCGGCCACCATCGTCGAGGCGTAGTTCGCGTTCGACGCGTCGGAGGTGAGCATGAACTCCGGCATTACCAGCCGGCAGGCGATCGCGCGGAGCTCGGCCTGCAATACCGTGACATAGTTGGCCGCGTCGAGCCCCGCGATCGGAAAGTCGTATTCGATGCCGCCATAGCTGTCGAGGATCGTGCCCGGGCCAAAGCGGCGGAAATTGGTCGTTTGCCCCGTTGCCGAAGAGGTAAAGCTCGCGTCGGTCTGACCGGCCACAAATTGCTGCACGCCCGTGCGGGTCGCGCCGCGATGTTTGCGAATCAGCGCAATCGCCGATTGGATCTCGGCCACTACGCTCATATTGCGCAAGAGCTTCTCGGCGCGCCGCAGATTCTTGCGCACCGGATAGAACAGCGGCAGTCCGCGTTTCACGTTGGCGTCGACGTTCGCCTTGCGATGCTGAATCTCGGCGGCGTCCACCTCTTGCCCGTCGACGTAATACGCCAATGGCGTTTCCACGTCGTCCGGCTCGGTGAGAATGCCAAAACTGGACGACGGATCGGAAGCGGCGCTGGTTGGCGTAGCCACTTGCCCCGGCTCGACAAACCGTACGCGGGTCTGGCCGCCGGACGTGACGAAGTAGCGCAGAAACACCTCGCCGTCGCGGTCCCAGCGTCGCACGATCTCCTGCTGCCGCGCGTGCCAGGCGTTTTCGAAGACGAACTCGTCGAGCACTTGCTGGGCCCGCTCGGCCAGCTCGGGCGCCGCGCTGCGACCTTTCTTCACGGCCGCTCGGTAGGTGTGCCCCGAGCCAACCAGGTAGCTGATGCGGTTTTCGTGCGCATTGATGGCGAACTCGTTGCTCACGGCCAGCAGGCGGCATTGCTCGCGAATGTCGCGCAACTGCGACTCGTTCACGAAGGGCGCGTGCGCGGTCGAGAACGCCGTCGATCCCGAGCCGAGCGCCGTCCACTCTCCGCCGTCGTCCCACATCGACTCGCGCGGATCGACGAAATTGTCCCACAGGCTTTGCCAGGCCTCCGACAGCCGCCGCTCAAGCTGCTCGCTGATCGTCGAATGACCTGGTCCGTTGCCAATCGCGTGTCCGTTGTTCATGGGATAAGGCTCCTGAGGGTTTTAGTATTGGTCGCCCGAAAGGTTGCAAAGCGGCAAACGATCGCCCAGCCCGTCCGCGCCTGCTCCGTGCGCCAGCAGGTCGCCGGCCAGTCGAACGGCCATCTCCAAGGCATCGGGTCCGTCGTCGTAATCGCCGACAGGAAATTCCTGCAACTGCTCGACCAGCATTCGTGTGCCGGGCGAGTTCGATTTAAAGCGCACTCGCCGCGCGGACAGATACGGCCCCAGTCGCCGAATGCGCACTTGCTTGTTCACACGGTTGTCGATGCCCCACGGTTGCACACCGACGATGCCTTGCTGCTGAAACTCTTCCTCGAACTGCTCGGCCAGCAACTGCTGAAACTGGTTGGTTTCGACGCCGAACACCTCGGGCTCGAACGCGCGGCAGAGCTCCGCGCCGGCGGCCACCATGTCGCGCGTCGAGCGCCGCGCCACGTCGGCCTCGACGTGCAACACTCCGCGCCGATCGACGCACAACAGCACGAACGCCGAATAGTCGCTGCGCCGCAAGTCGCGCCCCTGGCTCGGATCGAGCGCCACCACGCGCGCCTGGTACTCGGCCGGCCACTGGTCGAACCAAATGTCGCCGGTGAAGTAATCCTCGGGCCACTCGCACAAGTCGGGGTTCAGCGGCGAGCCTTGCTTTTCGCGCTCGAAGGCCGTGCGTCCGCCCTCGACGCGCATCCGCATCAGCATGTAGAGGTCTTCTTCGTCGGGCCACAACACTTGGGCGCCGGCCTCCATCGCGCGGCGATTGCGCTCGAAGAACTCCAAGGCATCGGCGGTCGGATTCTCAAGCGTGGCATCGCAATAAATCGATTCCCACTCGTGCCACAGATTCATGTGGTCCGGCCAGCGCTCGATGGCCGCGAACACGCGCGAGGTCCAGCCCGGCGTACGATCGAGCCGCAATGCCAGCGCATCGCGATGCAAGGCCGTGGCCAGGTTGACGACGTTGGTGTGTTTGTTGCCGGCCTTGAGCAGCGTGCCTTCGAACCACTCGCGCGACTGCTCGCGCTGCGTGGCGGATTGCCGGTGACCGTCGTTCTCCAGATCGTCGCACACGACGAGTGTGGGGCGATGCGCTTGATAACGCCGGCCGCGCAGACCCTGGCCTGAGCCGAACGCTTCGATCGTGACGCCGTTGCGCAGCCGGATCGATTGCGCACGCCATACGAGTCCGCGACCTGTCGAAGCGGGATAGTCCTGCGCGAGTAATTCGTTTGACACCAGTTCGTGCCTGATATTCTCCAGATGACGCACGGCCTGTTGCTTTGTATCCGAAACGATCCAGACATAGGGCTCCCAGCCTTCCACGGCCGCGCGCAACACGTGCGCCAGCGTGGCCACCGTCGATTTGGCGGCGCCGCGCGGACCGATGACGTTGAGCTTCGCGCCGCGCTCGGCGGTCATCGCATCCAATTGCTCACCCAGCCAAACGTGCATGCCCGACGGCTGGCGGCGAAAGTGCGCGGCCAGGTAGCGGCGTCCCCATTCGAGCAGTCCGTCGGCGTCGGCCTGGCCGGTCCGAATGCGCCGCGCAAAGTCGGCCTTGAGGCGCAGCGCCGCATCGGCCCACCACGCAGGCGCCAGTCCGCAGGCATCCCAACCGGTAGTCGTGATCATTTGCCGTCTCCGCCCGTGGATAGCGCTTGCAGTTTTTCCGTCAACTCCGTCAGTCGTTCGAAGATGCGCTGTTGCAAGTCTTCGTCGGTGATCTCTTCGAGGATGATCGAGGCGAACTGGGCCAGCGCTTGCGAAAGTTGCTCGGGGCTGACCGTGTATGGTCGTCGCCGGCCATAACGATCGGGATGTGTTCGCTCGAGCGCCCACGCGGCGGCGCGCCAATAGCGTCCCTCCTTCGCCGCCGCGTTGATGTGCGCCAGATGCTGAATCTCATGCCTGGTTTCCGCTTGTTGCAAAGCCGCGGCGAATTCGGCGTCGCGCTTGGCCGTGTTGCGAATCGTGTCCGGATGGCAACCGACGTAGCGGGCCGCCGCCGTGCGCGAGCAGCCCACGGCCAGAATCGCGCAGATCTCGCTCCGCTTGACTTCGGTCAGCACGCATCGACCGTTGGATTCCATGCGGCGGTGTTCCTTATCCTTGTCCCACGTATTCGAACGACACCAGGCTGCGACCCGCACTGGCGCGATAGCCGCGATAGTGCTCTCCCGCACTTCTCGAGCCCGACTTCAGCACGCGCGCCACGCGCCACCGGCTCGAACGGCGACAATGTGCAACCAGCGCCGGATGGCTGGCCGTCACGTTGACGCGGTGGCCTTGCTGCAAGTGCACGTCGCATACGGCCTCGGCCACGCGCATGCCGATGCCAATCCCTTGGTAGTCGGGCAGCGTCACCAGGCGCGAAATGCGCCAGCGGTCTTGCCGGCCGATCATCGGCAGCGTGGCGCAAAATGTCACTGGATTGCCGCGCCACCAACCGGCGTAGCAGCGCGCCATGCTGTTGAGCTTGCCGCTCAAATAGTGATGCGGCGCAAAGGCGCGCCACAGTCGAGCTCGCACGCGGCGCAGCTCGACTTGAATCTCGGGCCGCCGAAGCCGCCTCCGCGTGCACGTGCGATCGGCCATGTCCACCACCCAGTCGGGCTCGAGCCAGTCGGCCACGTCGTAGTGACACGTCACGGCCACGAAGCGACAACGAATCGCCCCTCCTCGAATCGACTTGGCCACCGCCGCCGAGCCGATTTGCGCCACGTTGCGGTCGACCACGCTGGTAAATTCGTCGAACACGACCGCGGGCGCGGCATCGCTTCCCGCCTCCGGCGACGTTATCCCCTCGGACAACGCTCGGGCCAGGTTGCAGCGAAACTGTTCCCCTCCGCTGAGCACGCGATACGGGCGAACCCAAGCCGGCGGCGAGCTAAAGCCCACGGCAGTCAACAGACCGGTGATCTGCTTCACGCTCAACTCGCCGAAGCAGTCGACCACCGCGCGATCCACGGGCCAATCCGCAGCGCTCGTCACATACGCGCCGAACGCCTGCCGTGCGATCGTCGACTTGCCGCTGCCCGAGGGACCGACAATCAGGCCGATCGTCCAGTCCTCCTCGACCGCCGGCACGTCGACGGCAAACGACGCGCTCGCACGTGCCGCCAGCGGCACATCGAACATGCCGGCGACTTGCTGCACGCGAAACGAGTCGTAAACCGGACATTCAAGTTCCGCTCGAACGATCACCATGCCTCTCCCCGCTTCCTTCCTACAGCCTACGGCCTACCGCCTACAGCCTTTACTCGCACAGCCTACAGCCTCTTCTACAGCGCCGTTACTCGGCACTTGAATCCTTCGGCCGACAGCCGTTCGAACAGACCGCGCTGCTCGTGTTCGTCTTCACATTCCACGACGACTTGAAACAGCGTCGGCACGATCACGTCGCTTGAGGCCGATTCGTCATCGACGTCGAGCGACAGGTGCTCCGTCAGCATGTTATCCAGCATTGCTTGCACGGCTTGGTTGTCGGTGGCGACGTCGGACACGAGCGATTGGAGCAATTCCGCGTCGGCGCCGGCCATGGCCGCCAAGGGATCGAGCGTCGCCAATAGCTTGAGCGCTTCGTTGTCATCAACGTCGAGCACCAGCACCGGCACAAGCGCATCGGGCGCAACCTCCGCGCGCAAATGCCCGTCGACCAACTGCAGTGATCCGTCCGGCAGCTCGCGCGCCAAGAGCGCATCGGCGAAACCGATCTCCGCCAGCACGCCGCGCATGGCGTCGCGCTGTCCGGCCGGATGCGTCCGCCAATTGCGCGGATGCGGCCGCAGTTCGCGAGCCGCTACCCGCCGAAACTCCCGAATCCGATCCCGAATCTGCATGGTGCTCTCCTCCTTCCCTTCCCCCCGTCTTCGTCCTCCGCCTCAAGCCTCAAGCCTCAGGCCTCAAGCCTCTCTCAAGCGTCGCGCAACCGCTCCGCGATGTGCGATAGCTTCACCTCATGCGTATCCAGCCGCGACTCGTGCCGCGCCGTGACCGCCCACATGCGGCGCCGCTCGTCGGAGTGGCGATCCATCTTGTCGCACAGGTCGACGATCTTGCTGGCGATCACGGCCAGCTTCGCGTGCACCTTGAACATCCACGGTCCCACGGCCAGGCCAATCGAAATCAGCGATCCAATCAGTAGCGTCCACTCGTCCATCGTCGCCCTCGCTTCCCAGAGTTGATGCACATCTCAATTCAAGGCGCCTGCCCGGGCGGATCGGTGAAGATGGCGCTCGTGGCCGTGGAATCGGCGCCAGCCGCGCCGGTAAGCGAAACTGGCGGCCCGG